GTTGGTGAGAACCGGCACCTGCCTATCACGGCTGGCATGGCGCCAGCCAGGCTCCGTGCGCGTGCTCGTTGGGCACGCCGTTGTGAATGCTTGCTTCGGCTTCCGCGAGGAAAGCTTGGAAGGTTGGCCAGAGGGCGGTGGACACCAGACCTCCCCTCAGCCAGCCGACCAGCTGGACTCAACGTTTTGCTGTCGCATTTTGCTGACGGAGCAATTCTCCTTGGTGGTGGAGAAGTCCCTAAGTCGGGCGGTGGTGCGCATACGTATTATGTGCTTCAACTTTCTGACGGTGATCGGGTAACCCTTGTGCCCGAGCTACTGTCCCGACTTTCTGCTTACGCGTTGCTCAGACAACGCGACGCTGTCTTGCTCTCTTCTTTGCGGTTGCGCGCATTGGATTGGTGCAAGAGTGAGGGAGTTTCTCCCGAACTACGCTTTCTGTTGGTAGCAGACTGTTTGCGTTCAGTGTTCGAACTGTCCCCAGCCGAGGAGCGACTCGGCGGGTTTCTTGACAGTTTTGAGAGCAAACCACCACGCTGGTTCCAACGCTCTTAGGGGCGTGTGTTGAGTTCTTTGGGTGTCTGCGTTGGAAACAGACACCTGCCGGTTGCTGCCGGTGCTACTGTAGAAGCGAAGAACGAGATGGTCTGTGGCCAGAACCGGCGGAAAATGCGAGTGGCGTGGGCATCTGGGTTGGAGGCAACTTGGATACCGGGTGTTCACGCTAATTGTCCATGCAACGAGAGGGACGCACTTTTGTGCAGAACTCTGGGTCCCGTGCCCTGGCCGGATGATCGCCCTGTGGGGCCAGCCTTCTCAAACGTGGCAAAGAGTTTGAGGTTGCTGGCCAGGCGTTATTGCGGTAATAAATGGGACCTACTCACAACGGCGAATTCTTATACGGGTGCACTTCGCCGCAGATACCTGGAAGCAGAACGCTCTCTTCGAGAGGACGGTCCTTTGAACCATAGGGACAAACAGTTGAGCGCGTTTCTGAAAGCTGAGAAGATTGGTTTAACCAAGTTCCACAAACCTAGGATGATTTTTCCGAGATCACCTAGGTATAACTTGGTCATCGCTTCTTATCTTAAGCCATTTGAGCACTGGTTGTGGGGGAGACTCCACCTCGAGTGGTTACTCCAGGGTCGGAATCACACTTGGCTTCCCGGCCGTAGGGCCGAGCATGGTGTGAGTCGAGTCGTTGCAAAAGGTTTGTCACCACGTCAACGAGCTAACCTAATAGCTCGCAAGTTCAGATCCTTCAAGGACTGCGTGGTGTTTGAGGCTGACGGTAAGGGATTCGAAGCCCACGTCAACACCGGTCAATTGTTAGAGGAGCAGTCTGTGTACCTCAGTGCTTACAAGGGCGCTGGGGGTTTGCAGAGGCTGCTTAAGTGCCAGATGTCGCTATCTGGCACTACTCAGCTTGGTTGGAAATTCACTAGGCCAGGCGGGCGCGCGAGTGGCGATTTTAACACTGGTATGGGCAATACCATTGTCATGCTCTGCGCTGCCACGTCAGGTATACCCGAGGATGTTCCGTTTGACATCCTCGCTGACGGCGACAATGCCCTGATCTTTCTTGGGTCAGAGGACGCCGGTCGAGTGATCCCTTCTTTTCACCAATCTGTGCTCGATCAATGTGGACAGGAGTTGACGTTAGAGTCACCAGTCCGTTCTCTTGAGGATGTCCGTTTCGGACAGTCGGCACCTGTGTTTCTTGGTCACCGTTTGGGTTGGACGATGGTCAGGGATTACAGGAAGGTTTTGTCTGGGTTTGCCTGTTCGCACAGGTGGCTTAACGAGCCTAAATTTGCA